TGGTGGCTACTCAGTTAATCATTATCTAACTGATCCAGACGCATACTTTATTCTTACATCTGTAAATAGCGCAGGTGAAGGTCTTAAAATGTTCCAAAGATCTCCAATGGAGACTTCTATGGAACCAGACTTTTCAACTGGCAATATCAGATATAAGGCTAGAGAAAGATATTCATTTGGTTTCTCTGATTGGAGAGGAATCTTTGGATCTCAAGGTGCATAGTTTGAAGTAGTAATACACTTTTTTCCTCAGTATTACATTGAAGGGCCTTAATTGGCCCTTTTTTAATGCCAAAAATAAGTTATGTTGATTTGTATAAATAGTTGCATATTTGTGTATATTTGATAATATAACTATGTGAGTAAATTAATTTGTAATCAAAAGGAGGGACTATGAAATTAATTACAAAAGAAATTAAAAACAAACTTGCAAAGAATGTTGGTGATGCAAATGTCGACAAGCCGTGGTTAAAGTTATTTAATCCAGCTGGTATTGGCACTTGGTTAATCACAGAATATGATGAAGATACTGGACTTATGTTTGGTCTTTGTGATCTTGGTTACCCAGAGTTAGGTTATGTAAACCTTAAAGAGCTTGAAGATTTGGATTTGCCTTTTGGTATGAAAATCGAGAGAGATGCTTGGTGGAATCCAGATAAAACCTTGGCTGAATATGCGGGGATAGCATAATGAAATATAAATCAAGTGATGATGTGATAAAAGACTTAATGCCACAGGTTGTTAAGTTGGTTAGACAAACAGCATACATTGATCCAAATGATCCAAAGGTTACTGACGCAGAAGTTCTTGGGTTAGTTGTGTCCAAGTATTTAAAATGGTGCGGTAGCGATATAATGGAGACTATGTTCTCAGCTTTAGAAGATGCTAACTTTCACGATCTTAATGAAAAATTATTAACAACATACAAAGATTGGGAAAATGAAGAAGATCCTAATGAACTTGACTGGAATAATACGGCCAGTCCTTTGCACTATTAAGGAGGCAAAATTATGATTACTGTATATCATGCTACTGAATTTGGGAATAACGAGAAGCCTTATAAAAAAGTTGCTTTGATTGATACCTTATCTTTTCAACATGCTTACCGCAAGACTCAGAATATTGATGAGGCTTGGTCAGAGGATAATCTTAGAAGCACATCTGAGGGCGATGTTCTTGTTCTTGACGAAGGTCTTGACACTGAAATAACTTATTTTCTTGTGCCTATGGGCAATGGTCGTAGAGGCGACAAAATGTATGATAATTGGGGTGAAACTGAGGAAATAAATTACTTTAATCCTGATGGTTTTATCTATCAAGGCGAGACTAAAAAATGCCAGAAATAACCAAAATATTCGTTGATATGGACGGAGTCTTAGCAGACTTCGTCCGTGGTGTTGAAAGCTCTAAGTATCTTAACGGACCGTTTGATAGACAGGCGGCCTATGACGATCAAAAACTTAAGTTTACTAATGATGGCTTGTTTAGAGATCTACCGCCTATGAAAGATATGCAGACTTTGGTTAATTATTGCAAGAATTGTGGTATTGATTGGGAGATCTTATCTTGCTCTGGCATGGTTAATAGAGACAAAGCAACCAAAGATAAAATTTATTGGATTAGAAAATATGTACACCCAAGCGTTATCATTACATGCACCCTTAAAGGCAAAGACAAAGCAGTGTTTGCTAGACCAGAACATGTGTTGATTGACGATAAACAAAGCAATATTAAGGCGTGGCAAGACGCAGGTGGCTATGGCATCTTACATATTGACGCCAAAACCACGATAGATCATCTTAATAAACTAAATGGTAAAAACCCTTATAGCTAGTTCTTAGTTGCGTAAATAACAGTCAAAGAGTATTATCAATAATGTAGAAATGATTGTTGCAAGCATGGTGTTTGCAATGGCTAATTTTATAGGAGGCTGATTATGACTACGCATTTTACATCGGGTGTTACCAATGTCTCGTCTGACGGAACATTAGGTAAACTAAAAGCACCTGCACCACACAAGTATCATCAATACTTTAATGATTTTGATACTTACTTAGCGTCCGATTGGACAATAACTACAACTGAGGACGGGACTGGTTCTGCTACAGAGGCACTTGCTGATGGTGACGGCGGTTTATTGTTAATAACAAACGCTGCTGGCGATAATGACCACGACTTTTTTCAATTGGTTAAAGAAGGTTATAAGTATGAAGCAGGCAAACAGATCGGGTTTCACATTAGATTCAAAACTAATGACGCTACTCAGTCTGATATTGTCGCTGGTTTACAACTAACTGACACAACACCATTGGACGTAACAGATGGTGTGTTTTTTCTAAAAGAAGATGGAGCTGCAACTATCAGCTTTATCGTTGAAAAAGACAGCACACAATCTACTTTAACTTTGCCTAACTCTTTGGCAGATGACACTTTTATGACATTAGGATTTATTTATGATCCAAAAGATCAAAAGTTTCATGTGTACCAAAATAATGTTCTAGCTGGCACAGTGGTAAGCACTAATGCACCAGACGATGAAGAGCTTGCTCTCTCCTTTGGTATTCAAAATGGTGCTGCTGCTGCAAAAACACTTACCGTTGACTATGTAGGTGCTTACAAAGAAAGAACAGCAGTTACAGAGCTATAGGAGTAGATAATGGCTGATACAGTTACCTCACAAACCATTCAAGATGGTGAGAGGCTTGCTATATTAAAATTTACAAATGAATCTGATGGCACAGGCGAGTCTTCTGTCAAAAAAGTAGATGTTTCGGCACTACAAGCAGATAGCAAAGGCAGAGCTTGTACCAGCGTAGCTATTTCAAGGATCCATTGGTTTTGCCGAGGCATGGGTGTTGACATCGAATTTGATGCTACCACTAATGTTTTAGCTGTAACTTTGGCTCCTGATAGCTCCGGTGATGAGTATTTTGACCAGTTTTCTGGCATACCTAATAACGCAGGTTCAGGCGTAACAGGAGATATCGACTTTACAACGGTCGGACACTCTAGTGGCGATGCATACTCTATCATTTTGATATTGATTAAAAATTACGGCTAATGGCTGTAAAAAAACCAAAGCGTAAGGCTAAACAGGTCCGACGCACTGTTGGCAAGGGCGGTAATTATCGCCCTACCAAACAGGGAGCAGGCATGACCCGTAAAGGCATAAAAGCTTATCGCAAGAAGAATCCGGGCTCTAAATTAAAAGGTGCTGTAACAGGTAAGGTCAAAAAAGGTAGCAAGGCCGCAAAAAGGCGTAAGTCATTTTGTGCTAGATCTTTAGGCCAACTCAAAAAAAGTTCAGCTAAAACAAGAAATAATCCTAATTCTAGAATTAGGCAAGCAAGAAGAAGGTGGAAGTGTTAAATGATTGTTAGAAAAAACGCAAGAAAAAAAATAAAGAAAGTTTCCAAAGCTCTGAAAAAAGCAAGCAATACGCATGCTAAACAAGCTAAGACTTTAGAGACATTAAAACTAAAGAAAGGCGGTAAAGCTAAGAAGAAGTCTGGTGCACCAAGTAATGTTGCGAATCCAAGCTTATATGCCCGAGTAAAAGCAGAAGCTAAACGAAAGTTTGATGTTTACCCCAGCGCATACGCAAACGCCTGGTTAGTTAGAACTTACAAAAAACGCGGTGGTAAGTATAAGGGAGCTAATAAAGCTGTTGGCGGTGAGGTAAATAACAAAAACCTCAAACCAATACCAGCTGATAATAAAGGCTTACCAAAGTTACCAAAACGAGTAAGAAATAAAATGGGTTTCATGCGCAGTGGCGGAGCTGTAACGATGGTTCAGGGCAGAGGCTGTGGCGCTATGATGGACTCTAAACGTAAAAAAACTAGAGTTCCAAGAAGTTAAGTGAGAAAAAAAAGAGATCCAAAAAAAGGCACAGGCAAAAAACCGAAGGGATCAGGCAGACGCTTATATACTGACGAGAACCCTAAAGACACCGTTAGCATCAAGTTTGCTACTATGAAAGATGCGAACGCTACTGTTAATAAAGTAAAACGTATAAAAAAACCGTTTGCTAGAAAAATACAAATTTTAACGGTGGGCGAACAAAGAGCCAAAGTTATGGGTAAAACCGGTATTGCTAACGTGTTTAAGCGTGGTAAAGAGGCTATAAGAAGAACTAGGAAGAAGTAATGTCATTAAAAGAATGGTTTGGCAAAGGCCCTAAAGGAGATTGGGTAGATATAGGTGCGCCTAAGAAAAAAGGCAAATTCCAAAAATGTGGTCGCGCATCTGCAAAAGGATCTAAACGCAAGTATCCAAAATGCGTGCCAAGATCAAAGGCAAAGCGCATGACTAAGTCACAAATAAGATCAGCGGTCACTCGCAAGCGTGCAAAAAAACAAGGCGTTGGTGGTAAACCAACTAATGTCAAAACTTTTGCTGCAAAAGGTGGTATTATTAACAACAGTTCAAACATGGGTTTGTTTGGAAGGAGATAAAAAATGAAAAAGAGTAAATACATGGCAAGAGGCGGTGGTATGAAAGGGACTAAATATATGGCCAAAGGTGGTAGTATGAAAGGAACTAAGTACATGGCTAAAGGCGGAGCTGCTTTGATGAGCGAAATGAAAGCTAATCCAGGCATGAGCAATATGCCAGCCTCTGTAAGAATGGCTTTAGGTGGCGATATAGCAAAAATTAAAAGCACAAAAGGTATGGCTAAAGGTGGCGGCATGAAAGGCACCAAATACAGAGCAAAAGGCGGAAAAAGGTAATACTTTTTTAATTAAATAAGGTGGCGTATTTAATATCAAATATCCCGCAGTTTAAATGCTGGGTAAGAAAAGAGTTTACAACCAATCATCAACATGGGCATGGTGAGTATTTACATGCCTTAGCTTTTGCAGTTAACACAATCCCGGACAGATCTCTCTCCTTTCAAGTGGTATTTACAGGTTGTGAAACTGATTTTGAAGGCTATCCTGATGAAAATGTACATGGTGGAGCCATGTGGGCAAGGATGCCAATACAAGCGCTCGTAGGCGATATACCTTTACCAGAGTGGCCAAAACCAATGAAAGATCATTTAGCACAACCTTGGGATTGTCTAAGTCATCATCATAGCGTGGTTATCTTAGATCGAGTAAGCTCAAGTCCTTGGTATTGCAAAATAGGTGGTGAGTTTTATCTCGGCAAATATATGTTTACCGTTGATTATACTGAGCACTCAATAGCAGATGATCCCGCACAACACAAGCAAAGTCATGTGCTATACTTGACTAACGCTGGTGAATACACAGGAAATTTTGTTGCTTTGCCAAATAATCGCGTTAGAGCAACTAATCCAGCTTTATGGAGAACGGGTGAAGGACCACCAGATTTTTCTCCATCACAGTGGGTTCACTCAGCTGAGGCACATGAAAGTTACACAGATCCAGTAACTACATTTGACAATTTATATGCCTCAGACGAAGATAGAGAGTAATTATGGCATTATCAGGCAGTAAAGATTTTGAATTAGATGTAGCTGATTACGTTGAGGAGGCTTTTGAGCGCTGTGGTTTAGAGCTTAGAACAGGTTATGATCTTAAAAGTGCTACACGCAGTCTCAACCTAATGTTAGCTGAATGGGCCAACAGAGGCCTAAACCAATGGACAGTGCAAGAAAAAACCTTAGACATGGTTAAAGATACGGCAACATACAACATAGATAGCACAAATGCTACAGCACCTATAGATGTATTAGATGTGTTTATAAGAGAGACAGTAGGCACAGAAACCACGGATCTACCGCTTACAAGACTAAGCAGAGCGGAGTATTCACACATAACAACTAAATCTAGCACTGGTAAACCCAATCAATTTTTTATCAACAAACAAACAACACCTACAATTAAGGTCTGGCCTACGCCTGATAAGTCAAGCACTTATGTTGTGCACATGAATGTACTAACAAGAATGGATGATGCGGATGCTGGCGCTAACACATTAGATATGCCATTTAGGTTTTATCCATGTTTAGCAGCTGGATTAGCTTACTATATGTCTTTGAAAAGAGCGCCAGAGAGAACAGGATTGCTAAAAGGATTATACGAGGAGGAGTTTCAAAGAGCACTGTCAACAGACGAAGACCGGGCATCATTTAATATTACACCTAACTTAAGGAGTTACAATAACGCATAATGGCTTTTGCATCTGGTAAAAATTCATACGGTATTTGCGACATTACTGGTTTTCGATATAAGTTGCGTGAAATGCGTAAAACTTGGGATGGTTTGTTAGTGGGTCCAGATCAATGGGATGCTAAACATCCACAATTGCAACCAAAACCATCTGCTGTAGACCCACAAGCAGTAAAAGATCCTAGACCTGACACCGCAGACGACAACAGCAAATTTTTGGTTTATACGAATGTTGGTGATGGAAAATTAGGTAGTTTGCTGACAACTTTTTCTGTGAGTTCTAGCGTTGGCGAAGTTACGGTGACAACATGAGTTTTACATTAGCTACATTAAAGACAGCAATACAAGATTATCTTGAGGTATCTGAGTCAACATTTACTACACAATTACCGACTTTCATACAAGAGGCAGAGGATCGTATATTTTCTTTTGTCCAATTACCCGAACAAAGAAAAAATGTACAAGGAACTCTAACTACAGGTAATCGTTTTTTAGCTACACCAACAGATTTTTATGCACCGATGAGCTTGGCTTTAATAAGCTCTTCAACATACGATTATCTAGATTTTAAACATCCGTCATTTATTAAAGAATATTCATCTGGGACTACGAGAAGTACGCCTAAATATTATTCTTTATTTGACGATGCGGCTTTTGAGGTTTCGCCTATACCTGATGCAGATTATACGGTTGAGCTTCATTATTTACATAAACCAGTCTCTTTGACTGCTGGTAGCGACTCTGGCACGACATTCTTATCGACGGACTACAGCGATGCATTGCTGTATGGTTCGCTAGTGGAGGGTGCAATCTTTTTAAAAGAACCTGCTGACGTTATCGCACAGTTAGAAGGGCGTTTTAAGGAGGCGATAGCTAGAATGAAAAACACATCAGAAGGTCGTGGTACACGCGACGAGTATAGGTATGATTCAGTTCGCTCTAATGTGAGCTGATGAGTAGAATAGAATCTTTAGAGGGCAAAAGTATTGCTCTAGTCGGACTAGGCATATCGCAAGTTGATTTCGCTATAGGTTTACAAAACGGTAGAACGTGGGACGAGGTTTGGTGTATCAATTCAGCTGCGTCAACATACCCATGTGACCGCATATTTATGTTAGATCCTGCAAGTAGGTTTTTTGATACCGACGATGCAGGTAAACAAACGTCTGTTATGTGTAGAGTTCTGCGAGAAACGCAGACGCCAGTTTACACCTGTGAGTTAGATCCTAGAATAAACAACCCTGTGATGTATCCTGTAGAGGATGTATGTAATGCGACAAAATGCGCATATTTAAACAATACAGTAGCTTATGCTATTGCTTATGCTTTATACAATAAAGTAGGCAGATTAGATTTATTTGGTATAGATTTTTCATATAAAGAAAATATGCACTTCGCAGAAGCAGGCAGAGCTTGTGTTGAATTTTGGATTAGTAAATGCATGAGCCAAGATATACTTATTGGTATTAGCGGTAGATCTACAGTATTGGATTCTAATGTCCCAGGCACAGAAAAACTTTACGGTTTCCATAGATTAGACAAGCCACTTGTAGCTGTGCCACACGAAGGGCGATTTATTATTGGCCCGTATGAAGATATTAACAAACAGTTAGAACAATACGGACTCAAGATTGATGAGGATGTGGTACCACCAGAGCCATACAAAGGATGAGTGCAAAAAGCGATTTTGTTTTAGGAAAGGTTGGCGTGACAACAACCGAAGGCAAAGGACATGATCCAGAGTTTTGGGCAT